AATCGGTGTTATCATCTAATTCGATAACTTGTGATAAATCTATATTTGATAAACTTTGAAATAAACGTTCATATTCTTCTTTAGTGCAATCTTCAAACGGACTCTGCATATATGTATGATCTGAATATGGTAATACTGATAATCCGTTATAATGATCTCTGTTCTCCCACATCCATTCTCCTGCCAATTCCCATTCATCTGCTTTAAGTGATACCGTTGCAGATACATTGTGAGTATTGTTTCCGCTTCTATGTCCTGGTTTAACCCATTCTAAATGTACTTTCTTGATACGATCCAATAATTGGAATGGAGATTCTGTTCTCATAATTGCACCTTCTGGCGCTTTTTGTGGAATTGAAATAACTGCCGTATCGTGTGGACGGAAATATTCATCTTCAATTAACTCTGGGTGATTAATTGCTAGGTATGAATAAATTGCTTCATTCTTTCCAACACGGATTCTACGGATATAGTAATCATTATGCCAGGCGTGAATTCCAGATGATGTTCCAAGTGCTAATGATGTTGTTCCTGCTGGCTTAACTGTCGTTGTACGAGCTGAGCGATTAATGCCAATGATATTTGCAACGCGTTCATTTTCTGCTTTAACAGCTCGTGCTGCTGCTTTCATATCATATCCTAATACTGTTCCAGATCCAATACCTGTCATTGATACACCAATAAGTGCATCTTTCTCAGTTGTGCGTTTCCATACCGGACGTAGATAATGAAAATCAGTGTAACCTGCTTGAAGTGTTCCAATAAATGCTGCTGCTCGAACACGTGCTTCTAAATCTTCTTGTGATTCAATATCTGATGCATTTACTTCACAAAGATTACAGAATTGGAAAGGACGTAGTGCAATTTCGCAACATGGGTTAGTTCCCCAATCTTTATCATTTGTAAGATAGATTCCCGGTTCTCCTGCTCCTGACAATTCAACACGCTTCCAAAGATCCATAAAGAATTCTTTTGTTAATTTATGACGCATTAATGTTGCTGAATTGTTTGCACGGCCTCTTTGTGGATTTGTTTCCCACCAATTACCAGATTTACAAGCAATCATTTCTTCATCGTCTGCACTAAATAAACTTATAAGTGCTGCTCTACGAATACCGCCGGCTAATACTGCATCGGCAACGTGACAAACCATATCATGTACTTCAATTGGAGAAAGTTTGTCGCCATCTTCTTTTGCATCTAAAATACCTGCTAGTTTGATCAAACATTCTTTAAGTGGTTGTGGGCCTGGAGCTTTACCTCCAGATGTAACTAAACGAGCTCCTTTTGGACGAATATCTGAAAAGTCAAATATGAAAGTTGATCCGCCTTCAAAATAAGATTTAACAACTGCTTTAACTGCATCTGCCCAACCTTCAATTGAATGTGCAATCAAGAAGCGACGTGTCTTTTTAGGATTAGGTTTGCGAATTTCAGGTAATTTTTCAACGTGATGTGATTGAACTGAATATCCTACACCCGTTCCACCTAATAGCAAAAACATTGCTTCACCAAATGCTCTGTAATCATCAATTGGAAGATACGCACAATTGTAAATACGGTTAGGAGAGATTTCGATTGGTTTACCGCCAAATTGTAAACTACGCATTGAAGGTAGTACTTTTTTATTATAAACAAATTGATATGCTGTTTCAATTTCATCGCGCAATTGCGGATACTTTTTGATGTGCATTTCCTTGTTTCTTGTAACTAATTCATCCCATGTTTCTCGACGGTTGAGTTCTGGGATATATTTCGCATACTTCATGTATACTGTAATTTCACTCAAAATTTTGTTTGAAATCTCCATTGCATAAATCCTTTTAATGTTGTTAACTTAATTTGTTTTTAGATAAAAAAAGGCCGGAGTATTCCATCCGTGCCTAATTTTATATAAATATGTTTTTATCCTAATGTTCCGCCCAAATCTTTGAACTTTTGTGCTAAATTTTTCTTAACTAAATTTTCACCCGTTTTCATGGTTTGGGTCGTTTGTTTGCCTTGAGTTGTTTGTGGTTCGAAGAATTGAAATTGTCCATTATTTGTATTGATTTTACTAGGCAATGTAATACCATCTGGACCGAAACGATTCTTAATAACATGCCCTCGACCCGTACCTGACATTTTATCTTCAACCTTTCTAGACAATGACATTAAAAAGTCAGCAACCATTACTTTACCATATGACGATGCAATTTTGTCAGCTTCGATAACATCTTCTTCCAATGCAGAACGACCTGCTTGCGAAGCTGTCCAAACGGGAATATCATACTCTCCTGCCATGCCCCGTAATTCTTCATATAGTTCTTCAAGAGCTTCATGTTTATCCTTCTTTGCATTAATTTTTAATAAATCTCCGTAATCTACTATTATCAATGCGGGTTTCTTTCCTAGCATTATTGTTTTTTCTAAATGCGCTTTAAGTCCCATTACACCTACTGATTTAGTTGGAAAATATTTTACAATTAAATCACCTTGCAAGGTATTCATTTTTTCTTGTACGGTGTCTTGATGATGTTTTAATGTCTGTGCATTGATACCCGTTAACACTGAATCATAGCGTTGTCCTACATAATTTTCATTAAGCTCTAATGTATAATGCACAACGGTATGTCCCGCTCGGATTGCATTTGCACCAATATTAATAAGCATCCAAGATTTACCAATACCCGCAGGAGCCATTACTACTCCTAATTCTCCCGGTGCTAATCCTCCGTCCATTAAGTCATCAATAACATCCCAACCCGTAGTAATTGTATGACGCGATGCCTCAGCATAACGTGCTGCAATGTTTGCCTTGTAATCCAATCCAATATTGGTATCAGCACCTGCTTTCATTGCATCATCAATTTTGCTTTTTATTTCATCATAGTTACCCATTTTGAGTAATCCTACCGAATCCATAATTGCTCGTTTGATTTCCTGATTCTTACAAAATTTAAGGATCTCATCTTTAACAAAAGAAAGGTCATCTGATTCCATATAACGGAATACTTCTTTCAATTGTTCTAATATTGCAGTCTTTAATATTGATTCTGGGCCGTCATCACTTAATTCAGTTAACTTAACCTTTAATACATCTTTTGATGGCGGAGTTTTATATTCACGAAAGTGTGTCAATATAACGTCCAATAACCAATTATTTGCATCTGATTCAAAATAATCAGAACGTATTATATCTGCTATTTGTTGTAAAAATGATCGATCCGTAAACATTGCTGCTATAACTTTTACTTGAAAGCCATAACCATATTCACTAAGTTTATCTGTCATATAACTATATTAAGAAAAATGTTCTTATATTCAAATCATTTTTGTGTTTGTTTTGCAAATGCATTTAAAGATAACCAAGTATTGTTTAACCAATCCGGTAAATTCTTCATTATAGCCCACATCTTATCTTCATAGAATAATCTTTGGAATTCCGCTCGATTAAGAGATGAAATAGGCTGTTCCATTATTCCTCGTATTTTTGAAGCTGTTGCTGCTGGAATATCTAATAATTTGATATTCATTAATTGATAGTTTTGTTCTATGATTAATGAGTTATCTAGTATCTTTTGATATGATTTAGATTCTGACAAATTAGTTTTGCTTTTTACAAACAAGTCATCAACCGTAAATTCATTTCCATCGGCAAGTTCCGGAACTAATTTTAAAATGGTCTTTGGCCCAATGCCATTAACGCCTGGAATGTTATCTGATGCATCACCTGTAAATGAACGGTAAATTACCATGTTATTTGGGTGAACTCCAAACTCATCTAACACTGCCTGAGTATCATACATTTTCTTTTTAATAGGAGACCATACTTGTATGCGATCATCTACCAATTGATAAAAGTCTCTATCAGTGGAAACAATTGTAATTTTTTTGCATGTTTCTTGATACATCTGTGCAATGTATGCAATAGTGTCATCTGCTTCAATTCCATCCATTGAAATAAATGTAACTGGCAAATTATCTAGATATGAAATCAATCTGCTAAATTGATAACGCATTGACTCTTGTTCTTCTTCAATTGTTGAATCATGATGATCGTGACGTCGCAATCTTGTTTTATTGGCTCGATTTGCTTTGTAATCTCCATATATCCGTTTGCGTTTTGCAGAACCACCTCGACCATCAAACACAATAACGCATCGACTAGGTTTAAAGTCCCGAACTGTTTTACCAACTGAATACAAGAATCCTGTGATTCCTCCGATATGCTCACCATCTTCGTTATATGCTGGTGTAGCTCCGAAGCTACGAATAAAGGTGTTCAAGCCGTCAAACACCATGATATGATCATTTACATCTGACGGACTTGAATTCCTTTCTTGTTGTAACTCTTTAAATAATTTTTGATACTTATTCATCTATCCTTCTTCGTCATAAACTTCATCGGTGATAATTACATCATCAATTCCGCCATCAATTCCGGCTTGATATTTGAATATATAAGCATCGCAAATTCTTTGATATAACCGTTCTTTAACTTCTGGTTTGCTGATTACCTTTTCAATAAAATTCTTTGATTGGAATTTAATTTCTCCATAAGTCTCACCCGTTTCAAAATCAACATCTTCCAATGTATAATGTGCTCCAGACTGTTTAACTAAATCAAATTTTTTCATTGTTTCTAACCAACCACCATAATTGTCAATTCCACTATCATAGTAGATTTCGTAATTTACTTTGCGGTGCGGCGGCCCCATTCGGTTCTTAACAACTTGCACTTCTGTTTTGCTTCCTACAACTTGTTCAACGCCATTTATTTTAGCTTTGATCATACCTGTATTTTTTAAACGAAGTCTAACTGATGCGTGGAATGGAATTGCCTTACCACCTGCTGTTGTCCATTGGTCACCAAATGATACGCCCATTTTAGTACGAAGCTGATTTGTGAATATCAAACAAATACGTTCCCGAGCAATCCAATTGGTTACTTTACGCATTGCTTTTGATAAGATGATTGACTTTGATGTTGCATAACCATCTTTATCATATTCTGCAGACATTTCGATTTTTGTTGATGCACCCATTATTGAATCTACAACAATTGTAACTAAACGATCTTTATCTGATTTACGTACTTGTTCAACAATTGTTTCAATAGTTTCAAAAATTTCCTCAACCGTTTCTAATGGAACATATAGCATGGTTTTCAAATCAACACCAATTGCTTGTAAAAACTCACTGCTTGTTGCTGCTTCTGTATCAATATAAACTGCTAATCCACCTTTCTTTTGCGTTTCTGCTAAAGTATGTGCAGCTAACAAAGATTTACCAGATGCTTCTAACCCGGTAATTTCAGTAATTCTACCTACAGGAAATCCGCCATGTGCTCGATTTGAAATTGCCAAATCTAAAGAATCACAGCCTGATGAAATCCATTCTTTAACATTGCTAGGCGAATCTGCGTCACCATCTAAAAAGAATGCAGTTTTAAGTGCCTGTCCTTTGAATTGTTTATTGATACTTTCTGCGAGTGTACTTGCTAATACATCTTCCAGTTCTGACTTACTTTTACCTTTTGCCATTTATAACTCCTTATTTGAATAAATCATTAAATGCTTCTGATACATTTTCTACTTTTGTTGCTGCAGGCTTATTTGCCTTTGGAGCTGGAGTAGTTGGTGCATCATCTTCTTCATCTGATTCTTCTACATCAGAATCTGCATTTTCTGGATTCATCCAATCTTTAAGAGCTGCTTCTAGTTCGTCATAAGTTGGCTCTGGAAATAAATCAGTAATTTGAGGCTGATTCATAATTTTCTCGGCAATTGATTTGTCATCAGTTGCAGGTTGAGTATTAGGCTTAACACGAATTGTTGTTTTAGGATATGCTCCGCCTTCTGCTGGAGTGAATTCTACATCAATATCACGTCCATTCATCAAATCCGTAATATCTCCATAATCTGGATCGGAAATAATTGATAATAATTCTGTGTAAATTGTTTTTCCGAATCCCCAAAACTTAACGCCTTCAGATTCTTTACCGCGGATAATTACGGGAACATAAGTACGCATCTTAGGTTCAATTTTACGACCCATTAGCCATTCGTCTTTGTCGCCAGTCTTTTTAAGCTTTTCAGCAAACTCAACAATTGGATCTGCATTACCAAATGTAATTGGCGATAACATGGATTTCTTTCCGATGTCATAATGAAAATACAATTCTAAGAATGGATTGTCTTTGCGATGAACGTAAGGAACGATTCTTACTCGCGTTTTACCTGCTTCAGGTTTCCATAAATTTTGTTTTTTGTCATCAGATTTGTTTAACTGATTCAATTTCGCTTTGATAGCGTCTAAATTTAAAGCCATTGTTTAAATCCTTTTTAAGTGGTTAATAAAATATAAAAATATAATTACAATATAAGTAATTAATCCGTTAATTCAAAGTAATTTGTTAAGTTTTTT